TCATCGGCTGCTCCTGTTCCACCACAGGTTCCACCAGGCACGCACGGTGCCAAGGGGGTCGGTCCGCATGCCGCCAACGACAACGATGATGGCGCCAACAACGTCCTGGCCAACAATGGCGACAAAAGCCGCAACCGCAGCCACTATCCACGGTCCGAAGTGCCAGGCTTCACCGCAAACGCCGCCGCCGATCACACCCAGCCCGACAGAGATCGCAAAGGCCCAGAGCCGTTGCTGCAGCGTCTGCTCGGAACGATAGCGGAGCCCTACCAGAGACCCGAACGTCGCTGGCACCAGCAATCCAAATAGCGGCAAAAGGTCCGGCTCTCTATTCATGGTACCTGCTTCGTATTTCTGTTCGATGATATGAAGTGATTAGGTTCAAAGGATCTGATGCAAACGACCCAACGGCACTGTTATTGATATGCCTTCGTGGGCGAGTCCCAAGGCTAAGCATCTCTTCCACGCCTATCGACCCAACCGTCGGTAACAACACTGAGTTGAACGCCTCCAGTACTAGCAACAATACGGATTTGCTGAAGTCCATTAGTACGAACGATAAAGTGCCCAGCAGCACCATTACCGCTCGATCCGTTCACAACTGTTAGACTCGCCCCCGCACCCTGAGTCGAAACAGCTTGCACATTTTCTGCCGGGGATTGGATTAGTATCGAAACATTCCCGGCACCGATGACGCTCACACGTGTCAATGCATTAACAACAACACCGTTCGGAACACTCAAAGCATAAAGCGTCGATGTAGTTCCAAGTGCCGCGGCGCTCACATCTATTGGAGGTGAGAGCCATAAGACTTCGTCTCCACTCTGACTAAACGCAACCCAGCGGCCTGAACTATCGGTGAGCATCGCCCCGATCCGCCGATAAAGCGTATAAGCTGCCGGCAGCGTCGGCGCGGAAGCGTTGGTCGAGATGGCGACATCCGTTGCGCCGGTATCCAGGCGCTGGATCAGGTAGACGTGATACCAACTGTTATTGGCGATCGTTCCGGTATCGATAGCACCATTGCCGGAGCCGGCGGCCCAGGCGGCGGTCGTTTTGGTGAAGGCTGCGGGCAGCGTCATCATGGAGATGTTGGTGTTGTCGGCGGCGCATCCGGCGGCGATGCCGAAGGTGGGTGAGCCGCCGGCTGTCGAAAGCGTCAGCCCCGCGAGATAGGAGCGAATGGCATTGTTGCGCACGAACGCCGTGCTCGCCGCGTCGGTGCCGCTGTCACCCGCCGCCCTCGTCGGCACCTTGATGCGGCCGGCGGTGAAATCGTTGGTGCCGGTGAGTGCGTTGTTGTCGGCCGTTCCCGCGCCGCCCAGCGCTGTCAGCGCGGCGAGGCGGGACGTCATGGTCAGGAAGTTCGCCGCCAGCCACGACGATACTGTCGTCGTGCCGACGTTCTGTGCCGCGATCGGCTGGCCGTTGTTGTCGAAGGCGAGATAGGCGTTGGCGCGCTGGATCTTGGGTGGCAGCGCGTTGACCGTGCCGCCATCGGTGGCAGAGACCACGAGGGCGCGCGAGGCCGTATCGGTGATCTTCTGGGCGATGAAGGTCAGCCGATCGAGTGCCGCCTCGATCACTTGCGGCCACATCGCGCCCTGGTTCGAGATCGAGGTCGGCTGCGTCGGGGCCACGTCGCGATAGATCGTGAGCGTCGTGGCCGCCGCGATCGGGCTGCCGCTGATGGGATAGGTCACGGTACCGCCGGCATCGAGGCCGAACCCCGTCGCCGCATATTGGCTCTGCGACAGAACCGTGTCCGTGCCGGTCGCGTCGGTATAGACCACGATGAGATCGGCGGCCTGCTGCACCTTGAAGGCGAAGGGAAATACCGTGGTGGCGCCGTTGCCCTGGTAGACGACGCGACTGGATGTGCTGGAGACGGTCATACGCTACTCGCTGCTCACTCGTACCGTCGGCTTATATATACCCACTGCCGCCGTTGGCCGGATTCCGGTCGTCAACGGCGGCGCCGTCAGACGTACTTGCCGAGCAGGCTGGCCCCGCTCTTGATCCCGTCCGCGAGAAGGTTGTTCCGGTACGTGGACCACACGTTGCTGGCCTGCGTGTCGTAAAGGCTCGCCTGCCCCGCCGCCGTGTTGGCGTCGAGAAGATATTTGTAGGCCCTCGCCTGCGCGTCGTTGCCGATCGTCTGCGCCGAGAACTCGCCGCTGCGCGCGGTATCGCCGACGAGATCCACGCTGGAGCCGCTGTTGATGTCGCCGCCCTGGCTGGCGAGCGCCGCCCTCTGCTGGCCGATCGCCTGAGCCGTCTTCTGCCGCTGCAGATCCTGCTGCACCTGCCCCTGCTGCAAGGCACGTTGCGCGTTCCATTGGGCGACCTGCTGGTTGTTGCGAGCGACCTGCGCCATGTAGCTGGCCTGGTTGGCCTGGATCTGGGCCTGATTGCCGGCAAGCACCTGGTCGATGCCATGCCTTGTCGCCGGCCTCTCGCGGCGGAACGGATCGCTGTAACTGTGCCGAAAGATCATGGACGTCCTCGCAACGTGACTTGGTGGAACAGAGCCTGGCGCGGACCAAACGGCCGGGCCGGGCCGATGTCGAAGCCGAGCCAAGCGAGCCAACGAATCGACTGGCTGTAATCGGCGTGAACGTAGTTGATGAGCAGATCCCACTCCCGCCGCAGGCCGGCGATGCGGGCCCTGGTGAGGCAAAGGAACGCCTTGCGGTGACGCTCGACCGGCATGCCGGTCAGCAGCCACGGCGTCGCCACCCGACCGAGCATCGACGGCAAGCCGATGCCGGCGATCGCCGCAACCTCGCCGTCGGCCAGATAGGCCTGTGCCTCGAGGGCACGATCGAGGCTGAGGCGTAGGCCCTCCCGGCTGCTGAGGCCGAGTGCCGCGATCTCGGCGACATCGCCGGGTCGAAGCACGATGGCGTCCACATGCGCCATCGTCGCCGGGACGATCTGGATGCGACCGCCGTCAGTCACCGACCGTCACCTCGGAAATGAGATCGAGGATGGTGCACGGCAGCGGGTAGCCCTGTTGCACGAACAGCCGACCCTCACGATTCCATTCGCTCGGAATGCTGATCTGCCAATCGCCGGTGAACGGCTGCATGGCCGTCCCGAGCTGCTCGGACGAGCGCTGCTTGACCTCGGCCAGCGCCCCCTGCTTCAGCCCGACCTGGATGCCGCGCGCATCCTTCACGCGCACCGTGACCTGGGCGATCTTCTTCATCTGCCCCTGCAACGTGCCGCCGCCGGCCGGCTCGAGGTTGAGCGTCTCGAGCTGGGCGGTATAGGGCAAGCCGACCGTCACCTTCGAATAGGCGCCGTCCAGCGTGACCGCGCCGCTCGTCACCACCTGATTCGGCACCACCGAACCGTCGGCGACGATGGCGACCGCTTTGCCTTCGAGATGGCCAAGGCCAGAGACCTGCGTGACGGGAGCGCCGCTATACTGCAGGCCGCAATCGACGAACCAGAAGTCGGCCGCGGTACTGAACACGCGCTCCGCCATGCGCTCGACATAGCGTTTGGTGACGCCGCCGATGGTCCGATTGACGATCAGGTAAACGGCATCGGTCGTTCCGCCCGCGCCATTGGACTCCGTGATGGCGCACACGCTCTCGACCTGGCCGTCGGTGACATGCCGATGCCAGGCGTAGACCTCGTGCTCGCGCATGTAGGTGAAACCCAGCAGCATGCCATCGGATCGCACGGCCCAGATGATGCGGAACGGTTCCTGGGCGAAGGCCCACTCCTGGATCTGGTACTGGGCCGTCGTGTCGTAGAGCAGGTGCGAGGCCAGGACCGACATGTCCTGCGAGGTGTAGACGTCCTGAAGGGCGTCGTAGCGCAGGGCCTGGACGCGGTTGCCCTTCTCCTGCACGAACAGCAGCGAATTGTCCGTCACCACCGGCGGCACGTGGCTGCAGCCGAATGCGGTCTGCGGAAGGGTCATGCATTGAGCCGGCGTCAGGCCGCTCTGCGACGGGCCGGGCCAGCACCGCCACTCGGCGCCCGACGTCATGATCAGTAACGACGCCAGGGGAACGAGATGGCGAATCTCGTCCACCTGCCGGCTCACGAGTGCGCGCGTGATCGCGTCCGAATCCTTGGTCGGCGTGGACACGGTCATGTTGTTGAAGGCGCCGACCACGGAGAACCACAGCGTCTGCGGGGCGCTGGTCGTGTTGGCGAAGGCCTGGCGCTGCAGATAATAGGTCGAGCAGGCGGGATAGTTGCCGCTCCCCGAGAACGGATTGCGCTGGCCGGGCGGCGTGTTGCTGATATCGGCGACGATGCCCGAGTCGGTGAAGCTCGCCGAGGTCGAGCGTCCGATGAAGCCGTAGGAGCCGCTGCGCAACTTGTAGACGTTGTAGGAACCGGCCACCGCGACGGGCACCCAGCCCAGGGTCGAACTGTCGTTGGCCGCGCCGACATAGGGGCTCGGCAGGCTCTCCTCGCCGCTGGTCGCATTGACCGCGGTAACGACATAGGCAACGGCAGTGCCGGGATTGTTCGACGAGAGACCGGTCGGCGCCGCGGTCGCCGGCGCGAAGGTCAGCGGCGTGAACGTCCAGTTGGCATGGCCTGTCCGCGTCAGGTTCTGGGGTGGATAGTTGGGATGCGTGAGCGTCATCGTATCGGCGCTCTGCACGAACTTGAGCGTCGGCAGATCGCTCGCCGCGTAGGGCGACGCCACGGTGTAGACAGTGCCGGTCCCGTCGAGGACGAAACCGCCATTCATCACCACCTGCATGGTGTAGTTGCCGAACAGCAGCGCGTAGCTCTGTCCGGCCGGCAGCGTCCGGAACTGGAACGGAATCAGCCTGTGGCGGATCGTCGAATCGTCCACAGCGCCGACAAATCGGGTGCCGGGCCGGTTGGAAGCACCGCCATGCGGATGCACGAAGAAGTTGACCAGGGTACGGCATCCGACATGGAACTTGGCCAGATCGACGCGACCGTGGAGGAAGGGCGAGAGCTCACCAGCGGCGAAGGAAGGCTGGATGGTTGGAAGCGCGGGCATGGTGCCCAAGATAGGCGCGACTCCCCCGACACCCTATTCTGGTCGTCAACGGAGCCGCGCCTTCGTCAGTGCCTCAAGATCAGCTGCTCGAGCGTCAACATCACCGCATAGACGATCAGCAATCCACCGCTGAACGTCGCCCCGATGTTCATCATCAAACGCATGGCACACCCTCCATGGTTGAACGCGACCATGGCACCCACCTCCATGATCTCCCACCCGGGTCCCATCTCGTGTTCGGACAACGGCTCGGCCTTGCCTGCCGCCATCTTCCCGGATGGCGGCAGACGCAGTTCGAGCGGTCGGGCGGTTGAGGCCCGTTTCCTCGACGTGGTTGGACCCACACAGGTCGGTGCAACGGCGTCAAACCCCAAGTCGCCGCGGCCCCTACACCCCAGTCACTCTTCCCAGATGCGAGGTCGGGACCCCTCCCGGCCTCGCGAGACGTTTTCTAATCAGGGAACGTGTGTGCTCTGTGTCAGAAACTGCCGACTTTCGTATCAATGGTTGCGAACTGGCCGAACTCGGCCAGGCCGTCGTCGTAGCCGCGCGCGGCAAGAGCTTCCGGCCGGTAGGTTCGATTGAGCGCCGACCCTTCATTCGCAGCCGCTGCCGCGGCCTGGTTGAGATTGATCTGCCAGAGCTGCGTCAGCGTCCTGGCGCGATCCTCCTTGCCCGAGAGCTCGTAGCAGACTCGCGCTGCCAGTCCGTAGGTAACGGCATCGGCGAAGCCGGCATCCCAGCGCAGCGGATCGGCGACCTGCGCCGTGTAGATGGCGCTCACCGCCGCGGCATTGGTCAGGATCACGCCGACGAACGCGCCGGTGCTGTCTTTGTCGGCGGCCGCTTCGAAGAACGCCTCCGGCAGCGCCAGCAACGGCACGTCGTTCAGTCTGCGCAGCCTCACGCAATCGCTGGGAAGCGCATACTTGTAAGCCCACCGGTCTGGTGGATTCTGCAGCAGCGCCAGCGTCGTTGTAACCCGCGCGAAGTTCCAATCGTGGAGTCGCAGGGTCTGATCGCGCACCATCGCCAGGTGGGTACGGCAGGCATTGGCCTCGGCGCTGCCTTCGTCGATCGAGCTGATCTTCGAACGCGTCCCGCAGTGGGAAAGCGCGGCATTGCAGATGTCCGTGACGGTCACCATCGGTCGACCGTCAGCGGAGGTGAGCGGCGCTTGTCACCAAGCGCGGGCGCCCACTCGCTCCAGAGCGAACCAAGCTGGTCATGTCATCTCCATGAGCGGCCCCCTCCCCGCACGCGGGGAGAGGGATGTGACGAGGGAACGAATCCGCCTACGCCACGTAGGCGCGCGGATAGACCGGCTGCACGTCCAGCGACGGCACCAAGCTGGCGGTGATGGCGCCGGCGGTCATCGCCGCGGTGCCGACCACATAGTTGAGGCGCAGGTAGCGCTGCGTCGGTCCGGGCAGCTCTCCCGGCAGGAACTTGTAGCCCTGTACGAGGTTGGCGACGGGGATCGCGTCCGACTGGGACAAGGTCGACCAGCTCGAGTTGTCAGGCGAGGTCTGGAACTGCACCTGCAGCGTCGCCGAACCGCCCGAGGTGAAAGGCGTGACGACCTCGCACAGCAGCATCAGCTGATCGGTGACGTCGCCACCGATATCGCGTGCAACACCGAGGTCGATCACGTTGGCGCTGACAGTCGAGCCGAGCGCCGCGACAGCCTGCGTCGCTGAGAACTGGTTCTGTTGATCGATAAGCATGAGATAAGGACTCCGAGTGAATTCGGGAGGGGGAAACCGCTGTCGCCTGTGCCGGCAAGATCCTCGCGTGGTCTGTCACGAGTTCCTTGCCGACATCCGGAGCAGCAGCGGGATCAGACCACGCGCGCCTCGTTGTTGGTGAGCTGGTCGCAGATCCGGATCGGGATGCCGCGGAACGCCGTGTAGGGCTTGGAGTCCCGGGTCTCGATGGTGAGGAAGTTGTTGGTCTTGGCCATCGCCTGCTGGTCGAGCGCGGCGCGGACCGTGCGGTTGCAGTAGATGACCGTGTTGACCTGGCCCGGCTTGGTGCCGCCCGGCGGCGGGCTGTTGCCGGCCGCGCTGATGAACGGCAGCTTGTTCACCGCCGTGATCAGGTAGTTGACCAGATTGGTGGTGGTGACCGCCCCGCCGGTTACGTTGACATTGGCGACACGCACCACGAATCGCCAATCCCGCACCGACAGACCGCAATCCCACTTAAAGTGGGTGCGATAGCCCTGGTAGACGTTGCCGTTCGGGTCGTAGAGCGCCACTTCGCCGAGATCGCGCACCTGCAGCCCGGCCTTGCTGCCCTTCGGGAACAGACCATGGCACGTGTTCTGCCCCCAGCCGATCAGCCACATCGAACTGTTGGTCGCGCCGGTACCGCCGGCGTCGACGATGTTGACGCCGTTGTTGGCGCTGGCGATCGCCGAGAAGCGCGGGCCGAGACCGGTGAAGCGCTCGGGATTGACGGCCGTGTTGCCGTAGATGACCGACTGCTGCATGCCCTGGTTCATGGCCTCGATGAAGGCCATGTCCTCGCCCATGCGGAACTCGGCGCTGTTGCCGTTGAGATCGGCCAGCGCCTTGTCGATGTCGGAATAGGCCTCGAGCATGCCGGTGCTGTCGCGCACCTGGGCGGTGGTGCTCTTGGACTTCACGACGCCGTAGTTCAGCAGACGCCACGTCGCCGCCGGCAGACCGGTGCGCACCGTGGTCTTGTGACCGGCGCCGTCGTTGCACTCCATCCACAGCATGTCGGTCAGCATCTCGTTGGTCTGGCCGAGCAGTTCGATCACCGCCGCGGGCTTGCCGCCGGGATCGAGACGGGTGGCCCATTCCGCCAGAGTGAGGGCCGAGGAAGCAAGGGTTGCCATATACGCTACTCCGATTGTTGAGGGTTACCGGCGCGGACTGGCGCCGTAGATGACTTCGGCGGGCGATCTCGGAACAGTCGGCGCGGCGCTATTGCCGGGCGCGAAGCGATCCTCCGAGACCATCTGCCCGAGACGCACGAAGGCCTTCACGACGGCGGGATGGTTGCCCGCGCCGGTCAGGTTCAGCGCCTCGCGGAGACCCGGCACGCCAAGGCGATCGATCGCGCGGGCAGCCGAGGCCAGGGAGGCCGTGAGCTTGTCGCCGCCGATATCGGGATCCGCCTTGATCTCCGAGACCCACTTGTTCTGCAGGTCGACGAAGGCCTGCACGCCCTTCTGGACGGCGGCCTGCTCGCGCGACACGGCAAGATCGATGAACTTCTGCGCCTGCTCCTGGTTCAGCGCCGACGCTCGGAAGAGCTCGGTCGCAGTCGACAGGGAGTCGGCATCGACGCTGACGCCTTCCGGCAAGTTGAACGCTTCGTAAGCGACGGGCTCCGCGGCCTGCGCCAGCAGCGACGCCTCGGGCGAGGCAACCGCGGGCGTCTCAGGCAGATGAGCCAGCCCCGTAGCGTCCGCTACTTCTCCGTCACGACTCGGCAGAATCGTCTCGTTCGTCATCCTTGTCTCCGTTGGGGGTGTTGGAAGTGCGGGCCCGCGCTTCGCTGGCCATGCGCATGTACTGCTCGGGGCACAGCCGCATGATCTCGCCGAGGTCGCGCAGGCCCATGTCGCGGCGCCCTTCGCGGAAGGCCATCAGCTCGGCGCTCGAGGCGAAGCTGCAACGGAAGACGCCGGCTTCGGCCAGACGCTCCCACATCAGCATCCGGCCGCGGGCATCGCCCAT